GCATGAACTAATGCATCAGTCATTTGCACTACATAACTTTGATGTAGATAAAGAAGAAGAAATTATTACATGGGCTGAAGAAGAAGCTTATGAAGTATTTAAAATTGTTCAAAATGAAAAATAAAACAGGGGTAGTTCTAATAACATTACTACCAATTATATTATGGGGATTAGCCATTTTTGGAGAAATCAGATGTATATACAAGATGTGTATATGTAATTGGGAACCTATTGGTAAAGCTGAAATAGTTTATACTGTAGGTACATTTACTGGTGCAGGTGTTGTTATTGGATACCTTGGTATCGAAGATAAATAAATCACAAAAAAGTGTCATTTTTGACCCATTTAACCGGTTAATATTCGATTATGTGGGTTAAAACTGTCATAAATTGTGATTTTTTCACAAAAACTAAACTTTAAACAACAAGAACAATGAAAACAGCAGTAGAATGGTGGAAACTATTAATTGTATTTGTATCAGCAATAGTTTTAGAAGCTAACTCAATAGCAGGCTTAAGATTTCTAATGGATGAAAATTGGGTGGGTATGGTAATAATGGTAGCTATTAACCCATTCCTTTGCCTTCCAATGAACCACTACACAATTGAAGTAAAGAGTTTTAAACAAAGAGCTTTGATTGCATTTGCATTCAGTTTAGGTTTTGCAGTGGGTGTAATGACAATTAGACCATTTTTTATTTAAAACAAGAACAATGAAGAATCAAGTAGAATTATTAGGATGGTATGGTGATGACAAAGTACATGCTCAATCAGCTTGGACAAGTACATCAAGAGACTTAACTGAAGATAAATTAAATAGAGTGCCTTATTTATTAGATATGTTAGCATCAGAAGGTCACCACACTCCATTTGAGAAGTCCTCGCTGCACTTCTTGGTAACTGTGGACCAAGCTACCCATATACATCTTTTGAAGCACCGTGTAGGAGTTTCTATAAATGGTGAGTCTGCAAGGTATAAAGAGCTAAAAGAGGATAAAACATACATTCCTCAAGATTGGCCGGAGACATTACAGCAAGACTTAATCGATTTTACAGAAGAAGCAAATGAGTATTACCACAAGTTTCTTGAGATACTTACACCTGTTTTAGGTAGAAAGAGAGCTAAAGAATCTGCAAGATTCTTTAAGACGTTTAACTCACAGATTACTATGGATATTATATTTAATTTTAGATCATTTGCACATTTCCAGGCACTTAGAAATTCTGAACATGCTCAAGTTGAAGTGCGAGAATTAGCTCAAGAAATGTTAGATTTGGTTAAAAATATAGAGGGTGATCCTTTTGAGTATACAATCAAAGCTTTTAAACTATGAAACTAAACAGAAATGATCGTAAAGAAGAAGTAGCTGCAATTACTACCTTAGCTTTATTAAGTGCAGTTATAATTTGTATTATAGGTGTTATTATTCAAACAATTTTTAATTTATTTTAGTATGGAGAATTATCCAAAATGGGTAAACAATCTTGTTTACTTTTTAGCAGGTATTGGCTTTGGTCATATATTATTTAATTTTATACTCTGAATCATGCCAGATTTGACAATGTGTGAAGGTGCCAGTTGTCCATTAAAAGATACATGCTATAGATATAAAGCTGTAGCAAATGAATTTAGACAATCATATTTTTCTGATTTACCTTACAATAAAGATGAAGAGAAATGTGATTACTATTTTCCAAATAAGATCATGAACAAAAACTATAATTTAAATCTAGAGAGATGAATGTAAACAAGAAAGACTACAAAGTAGTAGAAGAAAAAGATGGTTATATGACTTGGTATTTAGTAAAGAAAAAGTTCTTATGGTTCTTTTGGAAGACTATTAAGAACAATTCTGGTTCACCAATGCGTTATACTTCCAGAAAAGCTGCACAAGCTTATATTAATTTTCTAAAGTAATTAATGCGTGTTAGGAGAAGTCATGCTGAGATAATAAATGATACTCTAGAAGCTTTTTTACCAACACTTTTTGGAATTAAAAGAGTTTCAAATGGTAAAAAGAAAGAACTGGTATATAAATATAAAGATTATACCAGTTCTTTTCTTCATGTTGTAACAAAATGGTATTTTTTTTATATGGATAAGGATATTAGAAAAGAAATAGAATCTCTCACAGCAGAGATTGCAGCAGAGCACTATGCAATTACAGATGGTGTAGATCAAAATTTAAACTATCTGTGGTATATGTATCACAAAGGAAGTAAAGCAGGAACATTTAAGCCATTTGTATTTATGGCAGAACTGCAGTTACTTAAGAAAATGGGTTATACTAATGACATTGAAGTACAGAATATGATTAAGATGCTTGAATCTTCAGATGAAGAAAACATACATCTTGTTACTCTTGCTATCAAGAACTATAGAGACCTAAGAATTCAAGAACACGGAGAATACAGTAAAATAAATAAAGCATATTGGAGTATTGCCAAAAATTATGCATTTGAGGTGTTAAACCATGATGTATTTACTAAAACAATGGCGGTGAAATAATGGCAAATATTCAAAAAGAGTATATCATCAAAGAGATGAAACTTAAAAACAAGAATATTGCTGATATGATTCCTAAAGCTGTAGCTGATTATGTAAGAGTAAAATACAAGTGTTCTCCGTATTTAGCAAAACAAATTTCTAAAGAATTAACAAATGTTTAGTGTAAAACTAGTTAAGCAAGATGGTAAATTAGTTTACCCTGATGACAAGTCAAAACTAAGTTATCAGATATTCCTGGATAAACTTTCAGAAGGACAGAAAGTTGAAATGTATATTGGTCTAGCTGATGCAGATCATAGTGTAGCACAATTGGCTAAAGTGCATGCATGTATTAGAGAACTAGCCAAAGAATCTGGTTATTCTTTTGATGACATGAAAATGATTATTAAGAGACAGTCTGGTCTATGTTATGATGGTGGAGATGCCGAATATTGTAAATCCTTTGCAGATTGTAGTAAGGATGAATTAGCATTAGCAATTGAAGCCTGTATTCAAATTGGTCAAGAAAACTACAATATCAACTTTCGGTAGGAGCTACATAACCTTCATCACCAGGTTGAAGAATTTCTTTTTCTTCATAAAGAGAGTCTTTTTTTGCCACTCTTTCGATTTCAGAAATTAATAATGTAATGGTGTAAAATGACCTTTCATACATTGTAAGGTCAGAATAAGGCTTAGTTGTCATATTTTTTAATGCCTCTTCAAGAACATCTTTGTTCTCTTGAGACATGAATAAGTAATATGCTACTTCTTTTGCCATAAGATAAAAGTTTTTGTTCACTTCAATTTTGAAGAGAGCATCATCTTTCATCTCTTTTATTTTTACGGCCATAATGATAGTTTTGTAACAAATTTAGTATAAAAATGAATAAAAAAATAGATTTAGAAGAAATAAGAACCAAAATACTACTACGTTTAGAGCCATCTGGCTGGAAAACTGTACTCAAATCATTTATAGAAAGTTCAGACTTTGAACAACTTGTCCTTCAGTTAATTAGATTAACCAAAGATGGTAAGAGATTTACTCCCACATTCAAAGAGGTGTTTAGAGCATTTGAAGAATGTCCATATGACGAATTAAAAGTTGTAATGGTTGGACAAGATCCGTATCCCCAATTTGAAGTAGCTGATGGTATTGCCTTTAGTTGCAGTAAAACTGGAGAGTTGCAACCAAGTTTAAGTTATTTACTTAATGCTATTAATCTTACAGTATATAATGGTCATGCCGGGTCTACTAATGTTGATCTTACAAGATGGGCCAATCAAGGTGTATTGTTACTTAATACAGCTCTCACAACTGAAGTTGGTAAAATTGGTAAACATTATGCTATTTGGAAACCTTTCATTGCATATTTGTTTGATCAACTTACTTGGAACAAGAATGGTTTAGTTTACATCTATCTTGGTAAACAAGCTCAAGACTGGGCAGATTGTGTAAATGATAATAACTACAAGTTCTTTTTATCTCATCCTGCAAGTGCTGCATACAACTCACAAGCCACATGGGATTCTGCAAATGTCTTTGTAGAAACAAGAGACATCATCAAGAAGAATTATAATCAAGACTTAATCTGGTAGCATGGAAGAAATATTTGACAAACTTATAAAAGCGGGATTAACTCCTAATGCTTTTTATGTACTCTACTGTTCAAAAGAAAAGAGAGTACCCAACTCATTTGTAAGTCATGCTTTAGAAGTTAGACGACTACAATCTGATAATTGGTTATCTGAAAGTTTGCAATTGACACAAAAAAGTCTTACATTTATTCAGGAAATTGATGCTTTCTTCAAGAAAAGCAAAAAGAAAACCTCATCTGTATTAATGGGAGAATCCTTTCTTGATTTAATACAAGAGTATGTAGAAATCTTTCCAAATAAAAGATTATCAAGTGGTAAACCAGCAAGAGTTAATGTGAAAACATTAGAGAATTCCTTTCGTTGGTTTTTTGATACATATAGTTATAGTTGGGATATTATTCTCCAGGCTACTAACAAGTATGTGAATGATTATGAAATGAAGAATTATGAGTTTATGCGTACCTCACAATATTTTGTGAGAAAGCAGAATACTGATAAGACTTGGGATTCTGATCTAGCTACCTATTGTGATATGATTTTAAATGGTGAAGATGACTATGATGATAATCATTTTAAAGACAAAGTAGTATGAGTCAAACCACAACAAATTTTTTGTTGTCCGTATGTGCAATAGTGGGTTCAATAATGGCTTTTTTATTTATTAAAACTTACATTATTGAAATATCATTCGGGCAGTACATACTTATTGAAGTTATACTAACCTTATCACATGCTTTATATAATTATACTAAAAGACATGCGTTAGAAAACATTGAATCATGAGTAGTTATTTGGATATAAAACCCATTAGGGTTAAAAGTAAGATTGAGGCATTTGATGAAGCCTTAGTTCATATCAAAGCAAGACAAGAAGGTAGAATAAGAAGTTTGATGACCGGCTGGCCCAAGTTTAATGATGCTTTATTAGATGGGATAGAATGGAATACCCTAACAGTTATAGGGGCTAGACCAGGTACAGGTAAAACATTCTTTGTTGACCAATTGTGCGCGGATGTTGTAGCACTGAATCCTCACGAGAATTTCAGAGTTTTACAATTCCAATTAGAGATGCCTGGAAGGACCAGTGCAATCAGAGAGTTATCAACTCCTACACAGAAAGATTACAAAAGTCTTAATAGTGCAGGAAATACCAAACTTACTGATGATGATTATGAGAAGTGTGTTTCTTATGTAGAAAGACTCAAAGCAAATGCAAGGGTAGATGTTGTATATGACCCTTGTACTGTGGAAGAGTTTATGTCTACCATTCATTACTATGTAGATAAACATTCTAAAATGGTAGATGGCAAGAAGAAATATGCTAAAGTCTTAATTACTGTTGACCACTCAACATTATTCAAGAAGTCTGCAAAAGACAAGGACAAGTTTGATATGCTTTACAACCTCGGTGAAGCTATAACTTACATGAAGAAAAGATACCCAGTAGCTTTTATTATCCTAAGTCAATTGAACAGAAATATTGATAACCCTGACAGGGCTGAAGATGGTAAGTATGGTAATTATGTTCTTGACTCAGATATCTTTGGTGCTGATGCATTATTGCAACATGCAGATACTCTAATTGGTATTAATAGACCTGCTCTTAAGAAGATTAGATTCTATGGTCCCGATAGGTTCATTATTCCTGATGATACTACTATTGTATTTCACTTTCTTAAATCAAGAAATGGTGATACAAGAATTAGTTTTTTCAAGTTGGATAAAGAACAAATGAAGATTGTAGAAATTGATACTCCTCCGCAACAGTTAAAGAATAAATAAATAAGTATGACAAGAAAAGAAAAAACAGAAGAGTTGATGAAAGCTCACCTGCCTGTTTTTAGGAAACTAAAAGTAGCAGATCCTTTCTTCACATTAAAAAGCGCGTATTTTATTAGTGGTAAAAAAGGTAAGTACATTCAATTATTTGAAAGTGAAATGGGTAGAGATAAAGATATCTATACCGAGTTTGTAAACAAAGAACTAGTTCCTGATTCAGAAGAAAGACCATTGTTCAAACTTACATACAATCCTTTTTATAAGGAAGAGTATGAAATGGAACATAAGTCTACAGATGATGGTAGAGAGTATTCAGTTTATATAATTCCTATTGTAGAATTGAAAGCTATCCTACCAAATGGTACAGAACTTAGTTATTCAGACTATGAAAGTGGTATGTATGATATGAAAGAATCATCTCCGTTTCCTGATTTTGAAGAACAGTTTGGTCTTAAGAAAGAAGAAGATGTGTTTTATTCTGATGATGAATCCGTTACTAGTATTCTTTTAAGAATTGCTACAGATTTTCAAAAATTAGCACAAAAAATTAAATAAGATGAGTTTAGTACTTCCAACAACAAAGGTAAAAGCAAGCCAAATCAATCCTAAACGATTATTAGTTTACTCAAAACCTAAAACAGGTAAAACTACTGCATATGCAGGACTGGAGAATAACCTTATTATTGATTTAGAAAATGGATCTGATTATGTAGATGCATTGAAAATCAAAGTGGGTTCTCTCAAAGAGCTTCTTGAGGCAGGTAATGCCATTATTGAAGCTGGCAAACCTTACAAGTATGTTACAATTGATACTGTAACTGCTTTAGAGGAAATGATCATGCCATTGGCTGTAAAGTTGTATAGACAAACAGCAATGGGTAAAAACTTTGATGGAGACAATGTATCTACATTGGCTAATGGTGCCGGGTATTTATATATTCGTCAGGCATTCTTTCAAGTTTTAGATTTTATTGATACCTTAGCCCCCCACATTATTTTGTCAGGGCATATTAAGGACAAACAAGTAGACGACAAAGGTCAAATGGTAATGTCTGCAAATATTGATTTGACAGGTAAAATCAAGTCTTTAATTTGTGCACAAGCAGATGCAATTGGTTATATGTACAGAAGAGGAAATGAAACTGTTCTTTCATTTAAAACCAATGAAGAAGTAACCTGTGGTGCCAGACCAGAACATTTAAGAAATGAAGAGATAGTAATTTCTGAAATGGTAGATGGTAAAGTTTCAGTAAGTTGGGACAAAGTTTTTAAATAATAACAAATAAATAAATACAAGATGAACGTAGATTTAACAGACCTATTAGAAAGCAAAAGTGGTGGTAAAGGTGGTAAAAAGATTACACCAGGAAACCATGTATTAAAAATTACTAGTCTATCAACTAAAGAAGACGAAAGATATCCTGAGAAAAAGTATATCTATCTAAATGTAGAAACAGAACCAATTGATGATTTCG